AAATGGCAAGTCCCATCTAGGGCGCATGCGTGTCATTTGGGGTCTCTTTTATGGCGGTGAGATGAAACATTTGATTATGTCATCTAATAGAGCCACCGCGCTTATGACCTTTCGTGAGATTGCATGGATCATCGAGAATGCGCCTCAACTCAAGGCAGGCACGAAGGCGATTCGATATGCCAACGGCGGAGAGCGCATCGAACTACTTAACGGGGCAACACTTGACCTCGTATCTGATACCAGAGATTCTTCTCGTGGACGAACCGCTGATTTTCTGTGGATCGACGAAGTCCGAGAGATCAGTAAGGATGGCTACACCGCTGCAATCCCTACGACTCGCGCTAGACCTAACTCGCAGACCTTCCTGACTAGCAATGCTGGCGATGCCTTTTCAGAAACTTTGAATAATTTACGAGAGAGGGCGCTTTCAGCACCGCCTAAGTCATTTGGATTCTATGAATACTCAGCGCCACAGTATTGCAAGATTACAGATCGCAATGGATGGGCATTTGCCAATCCAGCATTAGGACACACGATTACCGAGGAGTCACTTGAAGAAGCCGTTGCAACTAATAAGATTGAGGACACTAGAACTGAGCTTCTATGTCAATGGATTGATTCTCTACAGAGTCCGTGGCCTCATGGCGTACTTGAGGCGACAAGCGATGCCACGCTCTCGATTCCAGCTGGCGGCTATACAATCTTTGGCTTCGATGTATCTCCATCTCGCCGCAATGCGAGCCTCGTTGCTGGTCAGATTATGGGTGACGGACGAATTGGTGTCGGCATCTTGCAGACGTGGGAAAGCCAAGTCTCAGTCGATGACCTAAAGATTGCAGCTGACATCAAGGGCTGGGCTGATCAATATCGTCCTAGAATGATTTGCTTCGACAAATACACGACGCAATCAATTAGCGAGCGCCTTGCCAATGCTGGACAGATTACGACAGACGTATCAGGACAACAGTTTTATCAGGCTTGCTCTGACCTTCTTGATGGTCTAGTCCACGGCAGAGTAGTCCATAACGGCCAAGCCGAACTTATTCAACAGATGAATAATTGCGCGGCTAAAGTAAATGATTCGTCATGGCGTATCGTTAAGCGTAAGAGTGCTGGCGATGTATCAGCGCCAATCTCTCTAGCAATGGTCGTAAGTATGTTAATGAAACCGCAACAGATCGCAGCAATCTACACCGCATAGTGTATAATTATCCTTTATGGGTATCCTCTCGCGCCTTACAGGTGCAGCACCGAAAGCAAATGTCGAGGCTCAATACGCACCTCAGGTCTTAGGTGAGTATTCACCTTATGCGATGCCATTCCAATTTGCATACGTCGGTCGCACCGAAGCAATGGGTGTCCCTGCCCTAGCGCGTTGCCGCAATCTACTCGCTGGCACAATCGGCACCATCCCACTCGAGCTCTATAAAAAGTCTACGGGTGAAGAATTAGGAAAGCCACTATGGCTTGACCAACCTTCATATTCACAGCCACGTTCTGTCACTATTGCTTACACAGTCGATTCACTTCTATTCTATGGCCAAGCATTTTGGCAAGTAGTCGAGACTTACCAGGAAGATGGCCGCCCATCACGCTTTGAGTGGATTGCTAACAGCCGAGTTACAGCGACACTAGATCGCGACAATGTATTCGTCAAGTCTTACGCCATCGATGGCACTACAGTCCCAATGGACGGCCTCGGTTCCCTTATCACATTCCAATCATTAAGCGATGGCATTCTAAACACAGGCGTCTCAACAATCCGCGCCGCACTAGACATTCAGAAAGCCAGCGTAGTTGCAGCGGCGACCCCAATGGCGACAGGCTACATTCGTAACTCAGGCGCAGACCTTCCACCTGCAGAAGTACAGGGATTACTTTCAGCATGGAAGAATGCTCGACTTAATCGTTCCACAGCCTATCTCACATCAACTTTGCAATATGAGGCAGTCGGATTCAGCCCTAAAGACATGATGTACAACGAGGCCATTCAGAATCTTGCAACCGAGATCGCTCGCTTATGTAACGTCCCACCTTATTACGTCTCAGCAGATCAGAACACGACAATGACCTATGCCAACGTTCAAGACGAAAGGCTTCAGTTTCTCACACTATCCCTGCAGCCGTTCGTTTCTGCCATTGAGGATCGTCTTTCAATGGATGACATTACAGCTCGCGGAAACATTGTGAAGTTTGATCTTGACAGCAATTATCTCCGCACCGATCCACTAAAAGAACTTTCAATAATCCGTGAACTCCTCGATCTCCAGTTGATCACCCAGGAGCAAGCGATGGAAATGACAGACCTAACACCTAACGGAAGCGAAGGCATGCAATGAAAGAGATGCTCACATTCTCAGCAGAACTGACAGCAGATGCGTCAGAGCGCACTATCTCAGGAAAGATCGTTCCTTTTAATGGCGAGGTGGGTAACACATCCGCCGGTGCTGTTGTCTTTGAGCGTGGCGCGATTAACATAGCTGATTCAAGCAAAGTGAAGCTCTTATTAGAGCACGATCCTAAGCAGCCAATCGGTCGCGCTCAATTCTTTAATGAAACAGAAGATGGAATCTTTGCATCTTTCAAGATTTCTAAATCATCCCGTGGCACCGATGCTCTTATCGAAGCCAGCGAAGAACTCCGTACTGGCCTTTCAGTTGGAGTTATGGTCAATGCAGCAAAGCCAAAGAACGGCGTGCTGTATGTGTCGAGTGCTGACCTACTCGAAGTCAGTTTAGTGCAGGCCGCCGCATTTAAGTCAGCAGCCGTCACTGATATAGCGGCGTCTGAAGATGAAGCCGTTGAAGAAACCCTACCAACAGAAAGCGAGACAGCCACAGTGGAAACCACTCCAGCAGTCGAAGCAACACCTACAGTTGAGGCTGCCGCAGTTGAAGCTGCTCGCCCTGCTGTAACAGCAATGGCTTACACAAAGCCAAGAATCGAAGTAACAGCTGCAAAGTACGCAGAGCAGTCAATCCGCGCAGCACTTGGCGATGACTCAGCACGTCAGTACATCGCAGCAGCAGACAACACAACAGACAACGCTGGTCTAGTACCAACACGTCAACTCTCAGAGATTATCAATCCTCTTGGAACCACAATCCGCCCATCAATCGATGCAATCTCTCGTGGAGTGCTTCCTGATGCTGGTATGACATTTGAGATTCCAAAGATCACAGCAATGCCAACAGTTGCAGTTGCAGCGGAAGATGCAGCATTCTCTAACACAGATCAGAACTCTGCATTCCTAAGCGTAAGCGTTGCAAAGTACGCAGGACAACAGGTATTCTCAGTTGAATTGCTAGATCGTACATCTCCAGCATTCTTCGATGAACTCGTTCGCAACATGGCTGCCGCTTATGCAAAGTCAACCAACGCAGCAGTCAACGCAGCACTCATCACAGGTGCAACAGTTGACGCAACAGGCGTTGCAACCTACCCAACAGCAGCCGAGCTTCTCGGAATCGTTGCTCGCGGATCAGCTTCAGTCTATGGAGCAACAGCAGGACTTCCAAATCCATTCGCTCGTAACATGATCGTATCTACAGGACAATGGTCAAACATCATGTCTCTTAACGATGCAGGACGCCCAATCTACACAGCTTCACAGCCAATGAACGCAGGCGGAGTTGTAGCACCTACATCACTTACAGGTAACGTTGCAGGTCTTAACCTCTACGTCGATCCTACAAATGCTGGCGATGGCGATGGAACAATCCTTATCGTTAACCCAGATGCATATACATGGTACGAGTCACCAACCTATCGCCTACGCGCTGAATCAACAGCCGCAGGTCAAGTAACAATCGGCTACTACGGCTACGGCGCAATCGCAACTAAGGTTGCAGCAGGCGCATTCCAGAATAACAAGTCGTAAGTAACTCCCTAAGTCGCTGGCTGGGTAGTGCCCTTCTACCCAGCCAGTCTTTAGAAAGGATCAGAGCATGGCATTGACAACGATTGCAGAACTCCGCGCCGCACTAGGTGTTGGATCGCTATACGCTGACGCCACGCTTCAATCCGTCTGCGATGCAGCAGATAATGTTCTTTTGCCTTTCATTTGGTCAAACACCCTTTCTATTATTGGGCACAGCAATACAGCCAACACAGGCACATCTTATTTTGCAGAATCTATCGCCGAGCAGTTATATGTCGGTCAGACTGTCGTGATCACAGGAGCAGGATCAAAGCACAATGGATCAAAGACCATCACAGGTCGCGACACCCATTCCATCACTTATGCGATCACAGGCAACAACAACGCCGTGACTCCGCGTCATCCAATCAACCCTTACGGCTTACTATCAGCCGAAACTTATCTTGATCCTTCCACAGTCCCAGCAATTCAAGAAGCATCGCTGATGATTGCAATCGACATTTGGCAAAATAGACAGAGCCCATCGGGTGGATCGGTAACAATCGATGGATTCCAGCCAAGTCCTTATAGGCTCGGGAATACACTCTTGGCACGAGTCAGAGGTTTGTTAGCACCTTATCTTGATCCGAGATCGATGGTGGGCTAATGGCCGCCATATCAACACTTCGAGCAGGTATCGCTGCGGCTCTCGTAGACAATACTAAGTATTCCGTCTATAGCTTTCCGCCACCTGCGCCCACCGCAAACAGCGTAATTATTTCTCCGAGCGACCCTTATATTTCGCCATCAAACGGATGGCATAGCACTATCTCACCAATGGCTAACTTCACAATCTCAGTCATGGTGCCGTTGCTAGATAACGAAGGCAACCTTAATGGAATTGAGGACAATGTAGTCCGAGTGTTTAATCTACTCGCTGCATCCTCATACACCTATAACGTCACAGAGGTATCGGCTCCGGCTGTCCTCAGTGCCGTTTCAGGTGATCTACTTACATGTAACATCAATATCTCAGTCCTAACGAGTTGGAGCTAAAATGTCCGAGTGGGAAAAAGAGCAAGAAGCCTTCCTGATCAAGATCGGGCAGGTAGCACCATCAACACCAAAGCCAGCATCTACCAAGAAAGACGAGGAATAATCTAATGGCTGTATTTCTGAACAATGGAGTAGTCGTATCGGTTAATTCCGTCGATCTATCAGACCACGTTACATCTGTAACACTTAACCGCGCATTTGATGAACTTGAAGTCACCGCAATGGGAGACTCAGGCCATAAGTTTGTGAAGGGTCTAGAAGCCGCATCTATCACAATCGACTTCCTTAACGACACAGCAGCAGGCGAAGTTCTAGCAACCCTACAGGCTGCATACGGAACCAACGTAACTGTCACACTCAAGCAAACTTCTGCAGCCGTATCTGCAACAAATCCACTTTACACAATGACATGCCTAGTCAATAACCTCACCGACATCAATGGTGCCGTTGGCGATCTTGGCACACAATCTGTAACATGGAACGTATCAGGTACAGTAGTAGTCACAACCGCATAATCTAACTAAACAAAGGGGCACAGCATGGCAAAGTTAATAGTCACACTAGCGGACAACAGCGTCACCGAGATCGAGATCACACCTCGATTGGAGTACGCGTTCGAGCTATATGCTAAAAAGGGATTTCACAAAGCGTTTCGCGATGATGAAAAGCAATCAGATGTCTATTGGCTTGCATGGGAAGGCCTTAGGTTAAGTGGAGCCACAGTCAAGCCATTTGGCGATTCTTTCCTTGAAACTCTTAAGAGTGTCGAGGTTGCTGAGTCTGACCCTTTGGCTTAGGCAGGGATAGCATCCACTATCTCATAGCTCGATTGAGCATTGAGACGGCTATCCCGCCACAAGATTTGATCGATTTAGATTCATCAATGCTTCAAATGTTATTGAAAGCGTTGAAAGACCGAGCGAAGGAGCAGAGCGATGCCTACAGAGCTAAAAGGCGCTAACGCTTTTCGCAAGGCTCTTAAGCAATTCTCGCCTGACCTAGACAAAGAGCTTCGCGACGAAATGATTGGATTTCTAAAGCCATTGGTCAAGAAAGCTCGCGGTTTTATGCCTGCCAATTCTGCAATGCCTTCAGGTTTCGTTGGCACTAGCGAGCCTGATAGATTTCCTAAATATGACGCTGCCTTAGCGCGTCGAGGCGTGGGCTATAAATTGACACCGACTAAGCCTAATCGTCAAGGCTGGATCTCTACAGTATCAATTCACAATAAAACCGCTGCAGGCGCAATCTTTGAAACTTCAGGTCGCAAGTCGGGTAATGTAGGCAAGTTCACTCCACGCTTACAGGGAACTTTATCAGGCGCAGGCAAGATGCAAGGCCGAGCAATGTTTAAGGCTTATAACCAAGATGAAGGCAAAGCTAGGGCTGGAGTAATTAAGGCGCTAGAAAAGGCAGCCGCTAAGTTTAACGCGAGAGGCAATATATAATGGCTGAATTACGCGCTGATATAGTCAGTGAGTTCAAAGGCAAGAAGTCTTTCAAAGAAGCCACCACCGCCACATCCATTTTACAAAAAGGCGTCAAGAAATTAGGAGCTCAATTAGCCGTCACCTTTGGAGCAACTCAGCTTCTCAGGTTTACCAAGAATGCTGCTAAAGCCTTTATCGAGGATGAGAAGGCAGCATCGCGTTTAGCTATAGCCGTCAAAAATCTTGGTCTTGCTTTTGAGACTCCACGCATTGAAGAATTCATAAGTCAGTTAGCTCGCACCTCGGGGGTCGCCGACGATCAGCTTCGTCCTAGTATGCAGAAACTTTTGACCACTACGGGTTCATTAGCTAAATCAACCCAGCTACTTACTCAAGCCTTAGACATCAGCGCCGGTAGCGGTGTTGATTTTGAGACAGTTGTAAATGATTTATCGATGGCTTACGTCGGTCAGACTCGCGGCCTTCGCAAATACTCACTTGGACTGACACAGGCAGAACTCAAGACCATGAGCTTTGCAGACGTTCAGGAA